AGGATGTCGCTGCCGTCGACGGCCTTGGTGTAGGTGGTGCCGTTCCAGCGGTAGAGCTTGTCGTCACCGTCATAGAACACCACGTCGTAGACGAGGTAGGTGCTGCCCGGCAGGGTGGACACGGTGGGGACGCCGCCGGCCAGGATCGAGGTGGCGCCAACAGAGGTAGACACGCCGAGGCTATCCTTGCCGAAGGTGTCGTAGTGCGCCATCTTGATGTACTTGGTGGTGCCTCCGGCCACGACGTAGACGAAGAACGGCGCCGGGCCATCGTAGACCTTGTTGAGGTCGCTCGGGGTGAACACGGACGTATCGCCGGCCCAGATGATGGTGCCGGCATAGTCGATGGCAGCGGGCTTGTCGGCCTTGATGTTGATCTGCCCCGGCCCGGCTTCGACCACCATGCCGGTGACATCACCCGAGACGAACTGCGGGTTGCTCACCGTGAGCACGGCGGCGCTGGTGCTCTGCCCGGTGCTGGTTTTTGCGAACAGGCGCAGCTCGATGCTGCGGTAGGGCCCGCCGTCGGCCTTGCTGTCCTCGATGGTGTAGTCGAACGCGGTGGCGGTGATGTTGTCGACCGTGCGCTTCAGCACGCCGCTAACCCACACCTCCATCTTGTAGTGCGACGCGCCGTCATAGGCGGTCCACTTCACCGACAGGGTAGACGACACCCAGGGCTGCGCCAGGGCAAACCCCTGCACCGTGCCGACGGCCGCGCCGGCGATGGCATAGGTGACAGGCGTGACATCGGCCAGGCTCTGCAGCGCGCCGCCGTAGATGTTGAACGAGCGCAGCTTGACGTAGAGCGTCTTGCCCAGGTAGTCCGGCGTGTAGGGGAAGCGGAACACCGCCTGGTCGAGCCTGGCGAACTTGCTGCCGCTGGCGTGGCTGCCGACCGGGGTGCCGTGCACGCCGCGGCGCAGGCTGGTGAGGCTGTACTTGTTGGCGGCGGTGAGGGTGGCGTTCTGATAACTCACCAGCTCGCCGTCGGCATAGCACAGGGTGGTGTAGAGGTCGCGGTCTTCCAGCGTGCCGCCGGTGAGGGTGCCGCCGGACACGGTGAGGTCGACGGCGAGGGTGTTGGTGGTGTCGGGGTCCGACCCGCTGGCGAGGATGGCGGACAGCGTGCCGTGCCGCGCCGGGCCGTAGATGGTGCCGGCCTGCTTGTAGGTGGCGTTGTCGATCGACACCCACACCTCCGCCCCGCCCCAACTGGAACCGCCGCTGGTGGCAAGCCACACCTCGGGCTGCCCGGACAATGACATCGGCGGCTCGAACACGACCGGGGTATTGGCGTTGCCGGGCGCGACGTTGAAGTCGACCGAATAGCCCGATGGCGTCTGGGTCTGGATCGCGGCGGGCGTGGCCACGCCGAAGGGGAATTCCTCGGCGATCACCCGCAGCAGGCCGTTTTCGTCTTCCTCGATCTCGACGATGCGCACCTGGAACAGCGACAGGCCCAGAGGCGCATGGGTCAGCGTCACGATGTCCATCGGCTCGAGCAGGCAATGCCGCCAGGCGAGGCGGAATTCGTATTCGTTGCGGATGTACAGCTTGCGCTGCATCAGCATGTTGGCCACCTTGTCGGCGACACCCCCCTTGCAGATGGCGTGCAGACGCACCGGGTCGGCGGCGCGCAGGCCGAAGGTGCTGATGTTGCCCAGGTCTTTCGCCTCGGCGACATCGATGTTGTAGTCGTTGTCGCGGTTGCGGTATTCGACCTGGAACTGGTTGTAGGCGTCTGCCGACGGCTTGCGGCGCACCACGATGGGCGACTCGGCGCCGGTGACGATGAAGTCGTCGTCGGTGAGGTCGTACTGCGGGGTGATGGCCGGGGTGTAGGTGGTGCCGTTGCCGGTGACGGCGGTGTCGCCGTAGGGGATGAGCTTGAGCAGGCCCTCCGACCACAACGGGGCGCTGTTGGTGGCGAGCAGGATCTCCTCGAGGTGTTGCGAGGCGGGCTGCTGGCTGTTGATGAACGGCGACAGGAACAGCCCTTCGGCCTGGGTGTAGGTGCGATAAGTCGCCAGAGACAGCCGCGCCGACGGGAAACCGGCGCCGTACACGGCGGCACTCAGCATGTCGGTGACGATCTCGTCCGGGCGGGCGTCGACGATGCCGCTGCCGAACTGGCGCGGGCCGCTCACCTCGAACGACAGCTGCGGCAGGCTGGCGCTGCCGCCCAGCTGCAGGGCGGAGTGCGCGACGATGGCGAGGCCGGGGTAGCTGATCGCCTCGCTGGGGTGGTTGGTGGTGAGGTGGCTCCACACCGACTGCGGCAGAGCGCCGGTGAGCAGGGTGAGGCCCAGCGCGGAAAAGGTGGTGATGTCCTTGTCTTTCCACACCGTGCCGATGCTCGACACCGCGCCCTCGCACAGCCCCATCATGAACGCGGTGGTGTAGGTGTAGGTGGTGTTCTGCGACTCCACGTCGCCGCCCTTGCCGCCGGACGAGGTGGTGGTGGTGTTGGCGATGGCTTTAAAGTCGCCGTACCAGATGAGGTTGCCGGCAAGGCGCGAGGTGCCCCAGAACAGCGGGATGGGCAGGCCGTAGGCGCTGTTCTGGAAAGTCAGCGCGCCAAGGCGCGGCTCGCTGGTGCTGATGGTGGTGCTGCCGAAGCTCATGCGTCCATGCCTTTCACGCGCCAGAACTGCCGCTTGCGCTTGCCCACCCAGCCCTGCGTGCCGTCGGCCAGGCACACCTGGCGGTCGCGGTTGCTGGCGTGGATGATCTCGGGCCAGTCGATGACGATGCCGCCATGGGCAAAGCAGCGGCCTACCAGGTAGATCACCACGTCACCCGGGGCGGGCGATTCAACCGGGTCGGCATAGCGGGTGACGAACGACAGAAATCTTTCTTCCTCGCGGTGCATCATCCAGTCCGGCGGGTAATCGCCGGTGTCGAATTCGTCGACCAGCCCCGCCTCGGCAAACACCCCGATCAGCAGCTGCGCGCAATCCACCCCGGCGCCCTTGACCCGCGCACGGTGATGCCACGGGGTGCGCAACCAGGTGTGGGCGGCATCGATCACGGCTTGCTGGCGCGGCGTCACAATGATGTCTCGGGAACAGGCACGAACGGGGTGCCGCGAAAGCGCGCCTTGTTGGCGAACTTGGTGTCGCAGGTGGTGAGCCGCTTGTCACAGCCGGGATAGATGGTGAAGGTGTTGCCCACCGTCACGTCGCGCGGCAGCGGGTAGGCCAGCGTCACCACGCCGGGGGTGTAGCTCTTGACGGTGCGCCGCACGCCGAGGTTGGCGCCGGAGGTGAACACCAGCTCGCCGATGCTGAAATAGCCGGACGCCTGGGCGAGCGCGCAGTTGATCACCTGGCGGGTGCTGCCGGACGCCACCGACGAGTTGACCAGGAACGAGGCGCGGCTGACCCCGCAGCCGGTGTCGTAAAGGCTGAATCCGCACGGCGGCTGGTAGAGGTTGCGCGGCAGCGGGGTGTTCAGCAGCTCCATGTGCGAGCGCACGATGACGCGGGCGTTGAGCGAATCGGTGGTGGTGTCGGATACCCGCCCTGAAAACAGCAGCACCGTGCCGGCAATCGCCGCGCCGGGGGTGGCGGCGAAGGCGCGTTCCAGATCCACCGTCGCGCCGTCAAGGGCGCCATTGGTAATCGCCTGCAGCCAGGGCAGCCCGGAGAGCAGTGTGTCGGACTGGGCGGTGATGGTGAGGTCGAGCGTGTCGACGGCGGTGCCGATGGCGATGCGGGTGCGGCTGCGCTGGATGATGGGGCCGGAATAACTGAAGGTGCGCACGCCGGCCACCACGTCCACGTCGGCGCTGGTGTAGCGCAGCACGGTGCCGTCCACCAGGGTGAAGGTGTACAGATCCGCCATCCAGAATTCGCGGGCGGTGGAGAGCAGCGTCACCAGGGCGGGGTCGGCGCTCTTCACAGTTTGACCGTCCTGAATTCCAGGCGCTGCAGCTGCCACAGGTCTTTGAGGAACTGGTCGAACTCGGCCATGTCCTGCTTGAACTTGCAGCGCCAGTAGTAGTTGCCGGTCCACGTCAGGGCGGCGCCGTTGGCCGGGGCCACGGTGAACGTCACCACGCCGGCGGCGCTGATGGTGTAGTCGGTGCCGGCGGTTTTGGTCACGCCGGCGACCTTGATCGTCGGCGCGCCGTTCACCGATTGCACCGGCTCGGTGAAGCTGCCACGGGTGCGCGCCAGGGCGAACGTCTTGGTGCTGGCGTTGCCGGTGCCGAATGTCTGGTTGGTGACGCTCTTGTCGTCCGGGTCGTCGTAGAGGAAGGTGTCGTGGCTGCCGTAGCGCAAGTTGAAAAACCCCTCGAGCTGCTGCAGCTCGGCCTCGGCGCCGGCCCGCAGCACTTCATACGAGAGGCTGTAGCGGCGCAGCGGGTAGGTCATGAGCGCGACGCTCATCTCCTTGCCCGAGGCCGACTCGGCAGCCAGGGTTTTCCAGATCGGGGTGCGCTTGATGTTCCAGCGCAGGCCGGGCAGAGAGGGGAAAACGGCGTCGCTCATCTATCGCATCCCGTTGCGGTGGGCGTTTTTAAGCGCCTGGACCAGGGCGTCCTGGTTGTTCATCAGCATGTCGCGCACGCCGCGTGCGTCGACGGCGGAGAGGTTCACCGTGATCGGCGCGCCGGCTTCGGCCCCGCCGGCGGAATCGCGGCTGCGGGTCATTTCGCGGATGGCGTTGGCGTACTGCTTGGGCAGGACCATTTCCTCTTCATGCAGTTGCGTCATCGGGTTGAGGCCTTTGGGGATGTCGTAGCCGCCCATGGCAGACTTCTTTTTGCCCAGCGCCGAGACGGCGGCGAACACCGCAGCCATGGCGGCCAGGGCGAGCATGGGGCCGACGAACGGGATGCTGGCCTGCGATGCGGCGGCGCCGGTGCCGGCCTGCACGGCGTTGGCGCCGGCGACGACGGTGGTTTCGGCGGTTTTGGTGGCGACGGTGCTGGCGGCGGCGGCGGCCTGGATGCCTTTTTCCTGCGCGGTGAAGCCCATCAGCACGGCGAGCTTGCGCACCTGGCCGGATACCCAGTCCTTGACCATCTGCCCAACGACCTGGTTGGCGAACCAGTTGGCGAGCTCGGCGAAGATGCCCTGCACGGCATTGCGCCAGGTGAGGGTGCCGTTCATGATGGCGTTGACACCCTTGTCCCACAGCCCCTCGATGCTGCTGCTGAGGCTGGCCCAGATGCCCTGCGATTCGAGCGCCTGCTGGCGCTGGATGTCGAGCGCCTGGGTGGCGTAGCGGCGGCCGATTTCGAGCTTTTGCTGTTCCAGCCGCTCCATTTCGAGCGGGTTGTTGTCTGGGTCTTGCTGCTGGATGTCGGTTTTGGCGTCGAGATAGGCGCGCTCGATGGCCAGGCGCTCGGCGTTGAAGCGCAGCATGCGCTCGAGGTGGGCGGCCTGGGTGATCTCGCCCAGATCGAGTTCGTGCTGCGAGGC